CCCTACGTGCTGGCGTCGAGCGGCGTGGGCGTCCCTTTGACGGGAACGCTGGTCGAAACGACGCTCGCCACCATCACTATCCCAGCCGGGGCAATGGGCGCGAACGGTTGGTTTACGGTTGAAAGCGCGTGGTCGATGACCAACAGCGTTAACAACAAGGTGATGAAAGTGGCGCTGGCGGCCGTGGCGATCCACACGGAGACGTCGACTACTCAGTTGTCTTGGCGGAATAATACGAAGACGACGAACCGGAACAGCGCGGCTAGTCAAATATGTTCGTCTAATATATCGGCTGGATACGGTATTACGGCTAACCCGCTCACATCACATACAGTAAATACGGCAGTCGCCCAGGACATAACGTTGACGGGCACGCTGGCGAACATTGCAGACACCATAACTCTAGAAGACTATACTGTAACGGTGTACTACAAGGCATAACCCATGACTCGTCGCTTTTTCACCCGCGCCACTGAAAACCCTCTGAACCCAGAGGCGCGGGGAATCTGCGACCGCTGCGGGATGGTGCACGATCACAACGCCCTCCGACCGCAGACGCGCCAGGGGCCGGGCTCCGTGAAAACGTCCCTGCTTCTCGTCTGTCCGGGCTGCTACGATCTTCTCATACCTTGGATGCGAACGTTTTGGGTTCCGCAAGACCCCCCGAATATCGCCTTCCCATCGCCGGAAGCGTATACAATCGATGAAGCCGGGAGTTACCCGCCAGCCAGGACAACGGGCGCTCCATATATGCTCGGCGGCGCTCCGCTTGGCGTCACGCCTCTTGGGGGAGCCGGTTAAAGGAAGGGCCGAAACATGGCTTACACATACTCGTCGTTTACTACGGCTCTTTCTCAAGAAATTGCAATAACAGCGTCAAATGCTGACCTAGTCGTTATGTTTCCGACGTTTATCCAGAACGCAGAACTTAGGATTTACCGTGATCTTGATCTTCTTTCGACCGTTTTTCGTGATACTGGTGGTGTTCTGGCTTCGGGTAGCCGATCTTATACTCTACCGACGACTTACGGGCAATTCGTCGTGGTCGAGGGCGTCAACTTCTTTTCAGGAGGAGTGCGTTTAAACGCTCTCACGTTCGTATCGCGCGAATTCCTGGATTTCATGTATCCGACCGAGGCCGCGCTGCTTTCGACGTCGACCCCGACCGTTTTCACCCGTGACAGCGATCAGACGCTGCTTGTCGGGCCATCCGTTGGCGCGGGCGTTGCGACGCCAAATCTCGAAATCGTGGGCACCGTGCGCCCGGCGCCGCTCAGCGCGACCAACACGACGACATTCATTTCCACCAACCTCCCCGACCTGCTCTTGTCCGCCGCCATGGTCGAGGCCACGGGTTGGATGAAGAACTACGGCGCGCAGGCCGACGACCCGAAGATGGGTTTGAGCTGGGAGGCGCGCTACCAAGCCGCAGTCGGCCCAGCGGTCGCCGAGGAGGCCAGAAAGAAATTCCAGTCCGGTTCATGGACCGCCAAGAGCCGCCCTCTGAGCCAGCCGGAAAGGGTCTAACCCGTGGGAAGATCGACTATCACCCTCCGGCCCGGTCTGAACGTCGAGATCACGCCGACCCAGAACCAGGGTGGCTACGCCTTGACCCAGCTCGGCCGGTTCAAGGCCGGAATGTTTCAGAAAATGGGGGGATGGGTCAAATTCTTCCCAACGAAAGTCGACGGCGTGCCGAAGGCGGCGCACACCTGGAAAGACCTCAATAACCTGAATCATTTCGTCTTGGGGACAACGACCAATCTCGATGTTTTTACCGGCAGCATTTATCAAGACGTCGACCCTCAGGTTCTGACGACGAACCCGGCAGTCAATCTATCGACTACCATCAACTCTAATATCGTGACTATTGTTGATACAACGATAAGTAATATTACCAGTTATGATGCTGTATTATTTAACACGCCGATATCTGTCGGTGGCATCATTCTATCTGGGTTATATCAGGTTTCGGCCAATATCTCGCCGACGTCGTATCAAATCGTCGCGCAGAGCGCCGCGACGGCGTCCATTGCCGCCCCAGGCGGCTCGCCCCCGACATTCACGACCGTCGCCGGCTCGCCGAATGTGTCCGTGAGGTTCGCCGTCCACGGCCTCGCCGCCGGATCGGATATCGTGTTCCCCATCCCGACCACATTCAATGGGATCACCATCAGCGGACGCTACGTCGTACAGAGCATTATCGGCCCCGACGATTTCACTATCACCATGATCAACTCGGCGTCCGCCAGCACCGTGACGCCGATCGCCATGAACGCCGGTCTGGCGCAGTACCTCTATTACATCGCTATCGGTCCCCAGGCACTCGCGGGAGCTTACGGCGCCGGAGGATATGGCGACGGCCCCTATGGTATTGGCACAGCGATCACGGGGCAGACAGGCGCGAATATCGCGGCGGCAGACTGGAGCCTGGACAACTGGGGAGAGCTGCTTCTGGCGAGCCCCGAGAATGGCCCGCTCTTTTATTGGGGCCCAAGTTCCGGGTTCGCCAACTGTCAGATTGTGCCCCAGGCCCCGGCTTTCAACACCGGGATGTTCGTGTCCACCAACCAGCAATTCGTCATCGCCTACGGCTCGACCCAGACCGCAGGCATAGGCGTATATCAGGACCCGCTTTTGGTGAAGTGGTGTGACGCCAACAACTTCTTCAACTGGACACTGAGCGCGGTCTCCCAGGCCGGTAGCTGGCGGCTGTCGTCGGGCTCCAAGATCATGGGCGGCGCATCCACGCAGCTCCGCAACCTTATCTGGACGGATAAGGATTTGTGGGTCAGCTCGTATATCGGCTCGACGCTCGTTTTCAACATGGTGAAGACCGCCGAGGGCGCGGGGCTGATCGCGAAGCACGCCTGGGGCAAGCTGTCGGACACCGTCTATTGGATGGGCAAGAAGAATATCTGGGCCTATGACAACAGCGGCCCCAGGATCATCCCCTGCCCCGTATGGGACGCCATCTTTCAAGACATGGACCTCGCGAACGCCACGAAATGCCACGTCGGCGTCAACAAGGCGTTCAGCGAAATCTCGTTCTACTGGCCTTCGGCGTCCGGCGGCCTCGGATACTGCGACTCGATGGCTAAGTTCAACATCGAAGAGGGGACGTGGGACTTAAGTCTTCTTTCAAGAAACGTGTGGAAAGATGCAGATACGTTTGACTATCCGATTGCCGCAACTAATGACGGTTTTGTTTATTTTCAAGAAAATGGCTATAATGCTGATGGGAATGCACTAAACCCATATTTTGAAACAGGGTATTTTTACGTCGCTGATGGTGAACAGCAAGTTTTTGTCGATAGGGTCTATCCTGATTTCAAGTGGGGCGAGAGGAACGGAACGCAGAACGCGAATCTCCTCGTCTCGTTCAAGGCTATTTATGAGCAAGGGCAGACGACACCGGACGTTTACGGGCCGTATCTGGTGGACGAGAACACGAAATGGATTGAGCCGAGGTTTCGCGCAAGACAGGTCTCCATTCGCATCGAGAGCCAGGATGCGGGCTCTTTCTGGAGACTTGGCGCGGTGCGGTTCAGATGGAGCCCAGACGGTATAAGCGGTGGAAGAAACAGCATCTGAGCCCAAAAAGGGTTATAAATTATACCACTGTCCTGATTGCGGTTACCAGACACCGGCGTTGAAAGCAGGATGGGCGATGAATCCGACATGCCCAGACTGTAGCCGTAGCTTACGGTTTCTTACGTTTTGGGAAGATGAACTTAAATTAGCGCAGGGGTTGGTGAAACACCCTATAGAATTCGAGTAAGTTATGGCTGGAATGGAATCATACCCTCAAGGACGCCAAACTTCAGGCGGCGGTGATATCGACATGTTGGCGCAGGCGAACGGCCTGAACGCCAACCTTGGCAAGTTGATATCCGTCATGCAGACCCGGTTCGCCCTCTCGGCGTTCAGCGGGTCTTTCGTCATGCCCGCCGCTGCAACGGCCGTGATCGCCGACACCAATATCAAGGCGAGTTCGATCGTTATCTTCGTCCCGACGAACGGCACGGCGGCCCAGCTCCAGGGCTCGGCAAAACAGCTTTACGTCTCAGCGCGAACGGCAGGGACGAACTTCACGGCGGCGACCGGCGACGGGACAGCGGCGGCCGGCGGCCAGACTTTCAGCTATATCCTCTTGAACGTGGGGTAACGTCATGCCGTTGACGAAGGGCAAAAGCCAGAAGACGATCAGCAAAAATATTGCCGAAATGATCAACTCAGGCCATCCGAGGAACCAAAGTATCGCCGCCGCGCTCGATACGGCTCGCCGGTCGAACAAAGGGCGCGGCGGCCCGACCGTGAACCCACCCACCATCGCCCACGTCCCTTGGCGGGTCAAGAGCCAGCCGACCAACATCACCGGCCCCTTGATCGGGACGACGCCCGGCCGCGCCGACAAGCTGCCCATGTCCGTCCCCAACGGCTCGCATGTGCTGCCTGCCGACACGGTCGCAGCGCTCGGCGACGGCAATACGATGGCCGGTCACCACGTCTTGAGAAACATGTTCCCCCACTCCGCCGGATCGGCGAGCGGTAGTCAGTTCCCAGGGCAGTCGAATAAGATGGGCCACCCCATGGGGCGGCGCGGCGCCAAGTCAGGGTTCGCCAAGGGCGGCGCGTCTATCGAAGATTTGGGGCATGGCGGCCACCCGCCTCAGGTGGATGTCAACGTGTCCCATGGGGAGTTCATAATCCATCCGCATGACGTTGCACTTGCAGGCGGCGGCGACCCGGCGAAAGGGCACAAAATTCTCGACAAGTTTATCCTTCGTGTTAGGGATCACTACCAGAAGAAACTCAAACGATTACCAGGACCCAGTAAATGAACAAAAGCAATGTCCAGCCATTGCCACATGTTCGCCCAGCCGTTATGGGCGATTACAACGACCTGATTGCGATAGGGCGCGAAGCTCTCGGCGAGAACCGGATTCAGGGGATAACCCCTGACGAAGACCTCATGATTCAGATGGCTTTTGAAGCCATCGAAGGAAAAAGCGCCGTTGTCGGCTGCATTGGCCCTGTCGGGAATATCGAAGGCGCAATTCACCTCGCAGTTCGCCAATTCTGCTATACTCGCAATGTGCATCTTGAGGAGCTTTGGGCGTATGTTCGGCCCCAATACCGGAAATCCCAGAACGCCCAAGCGCTCCTCCAATTTGCTAAAGATTTGGCAAAAGAACTAAAACTTCCGCTGCTTATTGGGATTTTGTCTTCCGAGAGGACAGAAACCAAGGTAAAAATGTATCGCCGTAAGCTGGGCGCGCCGTCTGGAGCTTACTTTCTGTATAACACGGATACCGGGGTTGGATAATGAGCGGCGGTTCTAAAACTACAGACCAGAGCCAAACCACGGCTCCGAATGCTACCGCTATGGCGGGCTATCAGAACGTTCTGGGCGGGGCGCAGAATATCGCGGCTAATAATCAGACCTGGAATCCGGCGATGGGTGTAAATGTCGCCGGCATGAACAACATGCAGACCCAGGGTTTCCAGGGGATTCAGAACCAGCTCGGGCAGTACAGCCCGCAGATACAGCAGGCCATGGGACTGGCGTCGAGCGCTGGGCAGGGCGTTACCGGCGCTGACATCTCGCGTTTCCAGAACCCCTACACGCAACAGGTCATCGACACCACGATGGCCAATACCAGGCAGCAGCAGGGCGCCGCGCTTCAGAATGTCGTCGGGAACCAGATCGCGCAGAACGCCCAGGGCGGCGACCGCGCGATGCTGCAAAAGGCGCTGACCGAGGGTCAGTTCGCCTTGGCTAACAATGCTACGACGGCGGGTCTTGAGCAAAGCGGCTACAACTCGGCGCTCGCCGCCGCCCAGGCTCAGAAGGGGCAGGAGTTGCAGGCGTCCTATGGCCTCGCCAATCAGGCGGCCGGGGCGCAGAACTACAATCTCCAGGGCCTGAACGCCATGATCGGCGCGGGCGGCGCGCAGCAGGGCCAGCAGCAGAACGTGCTCAACGCCGCGACCCAGAACGCGACGTCTCAGCAGATGTGGCCGATGCAGCTTCAACAGTGGCTCGCGGGGATCACCGGAGGCATGGGCTCCCTTATGGGCGGCACCACAACCATGACCTCCCAACAGACGGAGCAGCCGGGGTTTTTCAACTATCTCGGCGCGGGCCTCGGCGCTCTGTCGGGTTTCTCCGATGAACGGGTGAAAGAAAACAAGAGGGTTGTCGGCGAGCTGTACGACGGCCAGAAGGTCTATGCGTTCAATTATAAGGGTCATCCTGTCACTCAGCTTGGTCTGATGGCTCAGGAGGTGGAGAAACACCACCCCGAGTCCGTGGGCGAAGCCGGCGGCGTGAAGACCGTGCAGTACGACATGGCGACCCACGATGCGGAGAAGCGCGGCCACTTCGCCAACGGTGGAGCGCCGGGGATGGCGGGTGGCGGCAACCCGTGGGGTCAGACGGCCGATCCATGGGGGACCTTGCTCCAAACCTC